CACCGGTGCGAACGGCAAGTCGGTGTTCGTGAACACCTTGGCCAGCATCTTGGGCGACTACGCCACGAGCGCACCCATGGACACGTTCATGGATGCACGGGGAGACCGTCACCCAACCGACCTGGCTGGTCTGCGCGGCGCACGTTTCGTGGCATCAGTGGAAACCGAGCAAGGCAGGCGTTGGAACGAGTCCAAGGTCAAGGCCATCACGGGTGGTGACAAGGTGTCGGCGCGCTTTATGCGTCAAGACTTCTTTGAGTACATCCCGCAGTTCAAGTTGCTCATTGCGGGCAACCACAAGCCCTCGATTCGCAATGTGGACGAGGCCATGAAGCGGCGTCTGCACCTTATCCCCTTCACGGTGACGATCCCGCCTGAGAGGCGTGACGGCAAGCTGACCGAGAAACTGTACGCGGAGCGTGACGGTATTTTGGCCTGGGCGGTCGAAGGATGCCTGGCCTGGCAACGCGATGGCCTGCGTCCACCCGAGTGCGTGGTCTCTGCAACCGAAGAGTATTTCGAAGCGGAAGACGCTTTGGGTCAATGGATTGAAGAGCGCTGCATCTTGAGCAAGACCCATCGCGAAGGCGTCTCAGATCTGTTTACCGATTGGCGTGAATGGGCTGAGCGTGCTGGCGAGTACGTCGGCTCGATCAAACGGTTCTCCGAGTTGATGTCGACCCGCAAGTTCGAGAAGTGCCGACTGCATGGCGGTGCGCGCGCAATCGCGGGCATCAGTCTACGACCTAAGCCTCATATCGGTGGCGGCTATCCGTACCGAGACGATTGAATAAACCCATGGTGACGGATTTGACAGTCTTACTGATTAACCCCTCACGCGTGCGCGCACACACACGATAGAGGAGTAACCGTGAAACCTGTCCAACCCGTCACCCGATCAAATTCTGGAGACGAAATGAACATGACGATTCTTGCCTTGGACTTGGGCACAACGACTGGATGGGCCTTGATGGGTTCAGACGGTCAGATCACAAGTGGAAGTCAATCCTTTAAGCCCCAACGCTTCGAAGGTGGTGGCATGCGATTCCTCAAATTCAAACGCTGGCTCACGGACGTGAAGCAATGCACCACAGGCGTTGACCTGGTCGTGTTTGAAGAAGTACGCAGGCATGTGGGTGTGGATGCCGCCCATGCATACGGTGGCTTCATGGGCCAACTGACAGCCTGGTGTGAGCACCATCAGATCCCCTACGAAGGCATACCGGTCGGCACGATCAAGAAGCATGCTACCGGCAAGGGCAATGCAGGTAAGGAAGAAATGATCGCAAGCGTTCAAGCACGCGGTCACCAACCTGCAGACGACAACGAAGCAGACGCAATTGCATTGGCCTATCTGGCACGCGATCGTGAGACGACACAGGAGGCGTGAGATGAAAGTCCCAGCACAACCGTATCGCTGCGCTCTTGGCAAAGTGCAGCCTGTCGTGACAGATCTGGATGCTGTCAAGCGTTCAGGTTGGCGTGAGCAACACATCCTGGTTGTCTCAGATCAAGACGAACGGCTGGACTTCCTTGAGCGGGAGTTCATTCGTCGTATTGGCGAGCGCCTCTATGGTTCAGGAGGTAAGCATGGATAGAAAACCTACATGGGGCATGGATGATGTGGAAGCCCGGTTTCTTGACGCCGCTCATACGGCCTGCCGACTTCCACCCGTCCGCGTTCAGGGTTACAACAATCCATGGATGTCACTGGCCATGCAAACACCCTCTCGTTACCCAGATACCGAGCGGGTGTACAGGCCAATGAGCCCAAGCCCTGAGGCAATTGAAAGAATGCTGGAGACCATGAAGTGGGTCCAATGGCTTGAGATAGACCAGAGGCATTTAGTCTGGATGCGTGCCAAGAGATATGGCTGGCATCAGATCGGTCGTCGATTTGCGTGTGACAGGACCACTGCTTGGCGACGTTGGCAACGAGCGTTGCAGACGGTGGCAGATCAACTCAACGCCTTGGGTATTTCACAGAGGAAATTAGAGGGAATTGGAGAGGTTGATATGTAGTGCGGGCGTGAGGTGGTGGGTGAGCGAATTTAGCCCTTGCAACAAATCATCCCATTTGAGCGTACATTTTCAGCTACGGTGTGGAAAGGAGTGCAAGACATTCCTTTCCACTTTTCATTTCTGCTTCCTGTTGGCGCATTCACTGCGATCAAGGGCAGCACTACTCCCCTGATTTGCTCATGAAACCCGAGATCCAAATGGTCCCGGTCGATTCGCTCATCCCGTATGCGCGAAACGCCCGCACCCACAGTGAAGAACAAATCGCCCAGATCGCTGCCAGCATTCGTGAGTTCGGTTGGACCAATCCAATCTTGACTGACGGCGACAAGGGCGTGATCGCTGGCCACGGCCGTTTGGCTGCTGCCAGAAAACTTGAATTAGCAGAGGTGCCCGTCATTGAGCTGGGCCATCTGAGTCCTGAACAAAAGAAGGCCTACATCCTGGCCGACAACCGAATCGCGTTGAACTCGGGTTGGGATGAAGAGTTACTCAAGCTCGAATTGCAAGAGCTTCAAGGCGTGGATTTTGATCTCGACTTGCTCGGCTTTGGGGACGATGAGATTGAGCGCCTGCTAAATGGTGATCAAGTAGGCGGTGGTTTGACCGAAGATGATGCAATCCCAGAAGCACCAGTAGATCCCGTATCCAGAACTGGGGACTTGTGGATTCTCGGCAACCACCGCCTCCTGTGTGGCGACTCAACGGTCTTGTCAGATGTGGAACGCCTCATGGGTGGGCAACTCGCGGACATGGCATTCACCGATCCGCCCTACAACGTGGACTATGGCAACAGCGCCAAGGACAAGATGCGGGGCAAAGATCGACGTATCCTCAACGACGCCTTGGGCGACGGCTTCTACCAATTTCTGTACGACGCCTGCCTTAACTTGCTGGTGGTGACCAAAGGAGCCTGCTACGTCTGCATGAGCTCCTCAGAACTGCACACGCTACAAAAAGCATGGATTGATGCAGGCGGCAAATGGTCTACTTTCATCATCTGGGCCAAGAACACTTTCACCCTTGGCCGATCGGACTATCAACGTCAGTACGAACCCATTCTGTACGGATGGAAACAAGGCGTTGATCACTTCTGGTGTGGTGACCGCGATCAGTCGGATATCTGGAATTACAACAAGCCTCGGGTCAATGACCTGCACCCGACCATGAAACCGGTTGAGCTGGTCGAGCGAGCCATCAAGAATTCATCCAAGAGCCGAGACATCGTTCTAGACCTCTTTGGTGGCTCGGGTACCACTCTGATCGCTTGCGAGAAGACCGGACGACAGGCCCGCCTCATCGAGCTGGACCCCAAGTTCGCGGATGTGATCGTCAAACGATGGGAGGAATACACCGGCCAGCAGGCGGTGCGTGAGGGCGATGGCGTGAAGTTCGTCGAGCTGACCACCATTGCTATTGATGCACCGGTTCAAGAGGCCCCTGCGGTGCAAGGTGCCTGAACTCAGTTTTCCTGGAAATTCGGATACAGGTCGCCGCTGGTGATGTCGGCGTTGTAAGTGACCTTGTCAAACTCGCACCGCTCATCTGCCAGGTACACGCCGCCCACCGACTGGATGGCCACCCCGTATTTGCGGGTCAGGGCGGTCAGCTCGGTGATGAATCGGTCGTAATTGTTTTCGATTTGCGTGGTGGTGTTGATGGCTGCCATTTGGTTCTCCTTGTTGCGATGGCTCTATGAACGCTCTACTTCGATCAAAAGTAAAGCGGTTCATCTAATCTTTCTGATCAGTTGCTTCTTCGCGACTGATCAGCCCAGACGCGCGAGATAGCGAACGCTGTCTCCTCCGGATGGATCGATGAACAAGTAGGGTCGCCCGGGTGCGTGCACCATCACACACAACCGGCCATCCCAGTAATCGCCTCCCTTGCCTTTGAGCCAGTCGCGAGACTTTCCCAAGTTCAATTTGAAGCCATCGAATTCTTCGGGGTCCATCTCCCGGATCTCCGTCACATAGACCGCCTCGACGCCGCTGGCAGCAATGTCGGAGATGTCTGTAGGCTTGCGGCCAAAGGGCAGCGGGATGCTGAGCTTTTGCACCTGCATTTCGCGGCCGTCGAAGTTGATGGTTGTGGGCTTGGATTCAATGGTGATGCTGATGGGGTTCATGAGGTCCTCAAACGGTTGTAGTGGTGATGCGGTACTTGCGTTCCTGACCATCGGTCTTGTCTGACACGATGGTTAAGCCCAGTTTCTTCTTCAATGCTCCGGCCATGGCGCCTCGCACGGTGTGTTGCTGCCAGCCGGTGGCTTGAACCATTTCGGCCAGGCTCACGCCCTCAGGGCGTTTGAGCAACTCGATCAGGGTGGCCTGTTTGGTGCCCTCGCGTTGCTTGGGGGTGTGCCCTGGCGTGCTGCCGATCGCTGTCAGGCCTTCCGGTGTGATCACCAGCTGCATGCTGCCTTCGGGTGCATTGGCGTATCGGGCGACCAGTCCTGCGTTGCCAAGGGCGGTGAGGACCTTGATGAGTGCGCCACCTTTGAGATTGGCCGGAAAGTCGGTCAATATTTGTTGAGGATGTTTGGCTGCTGCTTCGAGCAGGCTGCGCTGGGTGTCCGTGAGTTTCATTTCTTTCCTTTCGATGTTGTTGATGTGTTTTGTGTTGCTGCGATCCCTGCGGCGTAGGCGGCTTCAAGCGCGCTCTTGATCGCCCAGGCCGAGACGTCGTGAAAGTCCAGCCGATCACGGTGCTGGGTTTCGAGCGTTTCGATGAAAAGATGGTCGAGCGCGATCTTCTCGATGACCTTTTGTTTGTCGGGTTGTTTCATGGTTTGGGTCCTCATGCGTTGTGGATCTGATTGGCTTTGTCAAAGCCAACCCACTGGCCTTGCTTGTCCAGGCCTCGGTTAGCGAGTTCCTTGCGGGCCAGGTTGTTGAGGTCGAGCTCGCCGTTGGCGACGGCGATGAGAACCTTGTTCAAGGCAAGCTGGATGAATCCAAGCTCGTCGACGGTGAAGGTGGTTGTTTCGGTAATCACTGCACTCTCCTTTGCTTGTTGCGATGTAGAGCATTGACGCTCTGATTCAAGAGGAAGCCAAGTCAATTTTTCAAGCTGTCGCTTATTCCTTGAAAGCCGATTGAGATGCCAAGAAGTGCGCCTACTCCATGCAGATATCCGGGCTGTGCGCAGGTGCTGAACGTGCCCGGTTACTGTGCCAATCACCAGCCCCAAGTGCACCGTGAGTACGGGCGTGCGCGGCGTGGGTTCGACACCGAGTTGGGCTTCTATCAGTCGACCAGGTGGCGTAACACGCGTGCAGCGGTGCTACGGGATAACCCGCTTTGCTGCAGGTGCCAGGCCAAGGGCGTGCTCCAGCCCGCCAACGTGGTCGATCACATCGTTCCGGTCAAGCAAGGCGGTGAGCGCTTTGATCGCTCAAACCTGCAAAGCCTGTGCGTGCCCTGTCACAACGCCAAGACCGCCTCAGAGACGGCATCCCTGCGCAACCAGCCCCCCTCCTGAGGGGGTAGGGGGGGTGAATCTCTACAGGCTGGCGCCACAGATGCGTGCGCTTGCGCAATTTTTTGCGCGTGCAAATTGAAAAACATTTTTTGAGTCCACATGGCCGGTCGTAAACCCCTTCCCGTTGCAGTCAAGAAGATTAAGGGGACGCTGCAAAAGTGCCGCACCAACCCCAACGAGCCCCGCCCAATGGGAAAGCTGGGTGATCCGCCGGAGTACATGTCCGACATTGCCAAGGAGGCTTGGACCTACGCGGTAGAGAACGCTCCGCCGGGGCTGCTGTCTTCGCTGGATGCGGCCGTGCTCGAGCGTTGGGCCAATTGCGCCGGGCTGTACCGGGAGGCGCTGGCCAAGATCAATCGTTCGGGGGTGGCGGGGATGATCATCAAGACCCCCAGCGGCATCTTGCGCCGTTCGCCTCTGATGGACGTCATTCGGGACCTAGCCCAGGAGATGAAGGGCTACGAAGCTGAGATGGGGTTCACGCCCGCGTCACGCTCAAGGGTCCATGTTGCACAAGAGCCTGGGACAAATAATGACCCCTGGGCCGATATTGCGGGATAAGTTCAATGGCTCAAGGCAGTTATGCGGACATTGCCAAGATGTACGCAGAGAAAGTCGTGGCCGGAGAGATCCTGGCGTGCAAGTGGGTGAAGGCCGCCTGCCAAAGGCAACTCAGTGATCTGAAAAAGTACAAGGGCAAGGCCAGCCCCTACCGCTTCAATCCCCAGCTCACCAGCAAGAGCGGCAAGACCTACTACCCGGCGGACAACCTGTGCGCATTCATTGAGCGACTGCCGCACGTCAAGGGCCCGCTTGCCGGAGAGCCCATCACGCTGGAGCCGTGGCAGGTGTTCATCCTCTCGACGGTGTTCGGCTGGGTCAAGGCCGATGGCACGCGGCGCTTTCGCCGCTCCTACATCGAGGTGCCACGAGGCAATGCCAAGTCCACTCTGTCGTCTGCGGTGGGCCTGTACATGCTGGCAGCCGATGGTGAGGGTGGTGCTGAGGTCTATTCGCTGGCGACCACCCGTGACCAGGCCCGCATTGTGTTCGGGGACGCGCAGGCCATGGCACGCCGCAGCCCGGGGTTTCGCAACCGGTTCTCGGTGAATGTTGGGGCGCACAACATGAACGTGATGGCCACGGGCTCCAAGTTTGAGGCGCTCTCGGCCGAGGGCTCCACGCTGGACGGTCTGAACATTCACTTTGGCTGCGTGGATGAACTGCACGCCCACAAGACTCGCACGGTCTATGACGTGGTGGAGACCGGAACCGGCAAACGGGACAACTCGCTCTTGTGGGTGATCACCACGGCAGGTAGTAACCGCGCAGGCATCTGCTACGAGGTTCGGTCTTTTTTGACCAAGCTGCTCGATGGCGTGTTCGAGGATGACACCCAGTTCGGGATCATCTATGGCCTGGACGATGGGGATGACTGGACAACCGAAGAATCGCTCATCAAGGCCAACCCCAACTGGGGCATCTCGGTGAGGTCCGAGGTGCTCGGGCCGCTGCAGGCCAAGGCGATGCAGCTGCCCAGCGCCGTCAACAACTTCAAGACCAAGCACCTCAATGAATGGGTGAACGCCGACACAGCCTGGATGGATATGCGCTCCTGGGACGCCTGTACCGAGCACGGCATGTTCATTGATCAATTCGAAGGTCAGCCCTGCTGGATTGGCCTGGACCTGGCCAGCAAGACGGACATTGCCGCCCTGGTAGCGGTGTTCCGGCATCCGGAGATTTCGGACGCCTACGTGACCTTTGGCAAGTACTACCTGCCCGAGGACACGGTCAACGGGGCAGACAATAGTCAGTACGGCGGCTGGATGCATTCGGGGCGGCTCATCGTCACTCCGGGCAACGTGATCGACTTCGGCTGGATCGAGTCGGACTTGCTGTACATGGCCACCCGTTATGAGATTCAGGCGGTGGCCTTCGACCCGTTTCAGGCCACGCAGCTCTCGACCCGGATGCTGGCCGAGGGCCTGCCCATGATCGAGGTGCGCCCCACGGTGCTGAACTTCAGCGAACCGATGAAGACGCTTGAAGCCCTGGTCTTGCAAAAGAAGCTCGTCCATGACGGCGACCCGGTACTGGCCTGGATGGCCAGCAACGTGGTGGCGCACCTGGACGTCAAAGACAACATCTATCCACGCAAGGAGCGAGCAGAAAACAAGATAGACGGCATCGTGGCACTGATCATGGCCCTCTCAAGGGTGATCAAACCGGGGGACTCGGTGGTGCTCGGATCCGACTATGAGTTGATGGTGCTCTGAGGCAATGGGACTTTTCACATTCATCGATCGATTCAGAGCTTCGAGCAGTGACCGTTCCCCTTGGGGAGACTTCTTCTTTGAGCCGGTGTCGGTGCGCAGCGCCTCAGGCATGCGCGTCTCGCCTGATGGGGCGTTGCGGCTCGCAGCGGTATATGCCTGTGTGCGCATCCTGTCGGAGACCATGGCGTCTCTTCCGGTGGTGGTGTACCGCCAGCGCAAAGACGGAGGCAAGGATCGGGTGACCGATCACTGGCTCTATGGTCTTCTGGCACGCAAGCCCAACCGGTTCCAGAACCCCTTTGAGTGGCGCGAGATGCTTCAGGGACACCTGGCCCTGAGGGGTAATGCTTTCTGCCAGATCATCGCCAACCCCAAGGGAGAAATCACCGAGCTCATGCCGATTCACCCCGACCGGGTGCGCATGGAGGTGATGGACAGCGGGGACTTTCGGTACCGGGTTCGGATGCAAAATGGGGATGAAACCGTATTCCCACGCGGGCAGATCTGGCACCTGCGCGGCCTGTCCTCGGACGGTCTGATGGGCATGAGCCCCATCGAGTTGGCCCGCGAGAGTCTGGGCATGGCCCTGGCCGCTCAG